TTCCAAAACCGTTCCTCGTATTGGTTGCGGAAATCTTGCAATGAGTCGCCAAGTTTTTCAGTAAATCCATCTGCTTGAACGTGGACATAAAACAGCGGTTTACCTTTGAAATACGCGGAAAAATGCCATTGATCGACTTCGCAGATTGCCATAGCTGAATGAACCTGTAGCTTGTATTCGTCGGGTAGTCCACCATCGGCAAGATATCCGTAATACGTTGCCAGTGTAGGGCATTTGACTTCCGCGCCGGCCACAAGTATGCCGTCATTGTAAATCAACCCATCCGGCGAGCATGAGACAACGCCGTTCGGATCCTCTCCCATGATGCACATGCCCACGGGGTCAATCTGCATCCCGATTCGTTCTTGCAATGCTGCCAGCGCGTCCGGCTCCAAGTCATTGCCGCGGCGGGTATGTTTGTTTCCGCTGAATTTCTCCCCGGTGTAATGAGATAGCCATTCTTGTAGTCCATACTCGTCCAGTCCTGCAATCGCGTCGGGATTCGTGCGGATCTCGTTTGCAGCGTCGAGGCCGGAAATCAGCTTGTCGATTGCTGCAATGGCCGCACTTGACTTCGATAGCTGGCCCGTAGCGGTGATGTTCGATTTCAGCGCGCTCCCAGTCAAACGCCATAGCCGCGCCGTGATCCAGTCCATGCTCCCTTGTTCGGTGTCGAGGATAATCATTCTTCCACCTCCCATTGGTTGATTGTTCTTGAAAAGGCTTCTGCTCGTTGCGCGGCGGTGGCGGTAAGCGCAATTTCAAAGCCATCCCCTACGTTGAGCTTGTCCTCTTCTAGCCCACGGTCACGAACAGCAATGTGTGCCAGCCAATATGCGTAATCACTATTAAATGCCATTTCCTTGACCTTCTCGGCCTCATGCATGGCGTTGAGGTCGTTGCAATAGTCTGGGATGCCAACGCTCCAGACAGTCCGTTCACTCAGCCACAACTCAACAGCAGCGTCTTTTTGCTTTGCGGCTCTCCAATATCCATTGCTGTCCTGCTCCGCCGTCCAGCCGCACGCTTTCGCAATCGCTATTCTTTGTTGTTCTGGTTTCATGGCTCAATCCCTCCTTTTTGTTCTGTTGCGTCGAGGATGGCCGTGGCGGCGTTTTCCGTTGTTTCCGGTGTGGATAGCGCAAACGGGTTAATTGCAGGCTGCGGCGTCGGCGTGACGTTGCGATATTCTGTTTCCTCATCGCGCCGGATAACGTCTTGGATCTCCGGTGACAACGGTAGCCATTTCGATGCACGGCGAAAAACTGTCTTTTTTGCCATCTCATCGAAGTCGCTCACCCATGGCCCAGAACTGCCGGCGCGTGATCGTTTGCGGATTGCCTCGCATTCGTCGCGGGTCATAACTTCGCTTTTTTCCGTGCCGTCCTTGAACGTGATAAGAACGTAGTAAGCGTAGCTGTTGCCGCGTGGTGCTTTGTAATCGACAACGTGCTTTTCGATCTTGCCGCGATTGCTGACAAACTGGTCGTGTTCGCAAACCTTATCGGCGTGAATGCTGCTTACCGTTCCTGATCGCATGACAAGCTCGGCAATTCCTTTGTAGTCCAAGATGAGAGTGCATTCTTTTCCGTAGGGAATTAAATGCGCCCTTCTGCCATCCGGCTCAATGCCAAGTGCCGACAGATCGAGCAGGCATTTCATGAAGCTCTCCGGTGTGCATTCTTGCAGCTTCGGAGTCCTTGTAAGCGCGGTGATTGCCACCCGTGCAAATCGGTCTGCGTTAAGATGCTTCGGCAATGCTAGCGCAAATTGCGCCTTTACGTTTTCTTCCGACAGCAAGCCTTTCAAGGTGCGCGGTTTTTTTGTTTCGGTGATTTCGTTCATAGTGTTTTTTTCTTAGATTAAAAGGGAATGGAATCATCGTCATCTGTGGTCGTCCGTTTCGGTGCCGATGATTGCGGCATGTTGCGGTCAGGAAAAACGTAGGTCTTTGCATTGCCAAGAATAGGGGTTTTCTCCTTGGCTAGTCGCTGTTCCTTCGTTGGAGAAATAACCAGCATGTGAGTGTTTCCATATTGGTCCTCGCCGTCGCGGTTTTCGCGCATGTCGATGTCGAGGTAAAGCGCGGTTTTGCCTTGGAATAGCTGGCTTTCTTCAACGTCAATTATGAGGTATGTCCTGCCGTTTTTGCCCGGCTTAATTGCGGCAGACGGGATTTTCAATAGGTCGATTTTTAGTTTGTGGAGTTGATTGCTCATAGTGTTTTGATTTCGATTTGTGCGTATATTTGTTCGAGTTTTCTGATCGTGTGTGTGATTTCCTGCTTTGCATTGTCGAGCTTTTCTCGTAGCTGATTAATTTCATCAGCGGCAGCAATGATAAGCTCGGACTGCAATGTGAGCTTGTATGGCTCTAATTGCTGAGCGTCCTGTGCGATGTAAAGAAACAAAGTCACCGGGTTTCCCTCCGCTGCCGACGCCTGAACAGTTGGCGACAACGGAGGGCCTGTTTCCCGGTCTGCCACACGGCAGTGAGAGTGTTCTGGAATCATGACAGCACGATCCCCCTTTGCTTGAGTAAAGATTTGATTGCGGCGATCCTGCCAATGTCCCATCGGTCGTGCTGGTGCTTGCGCTGTAAGTCGCGAAGAATCTTGACAAGGCTGTCAGTCGAGTAATCCCGCAATGCGTTTTTATGGTCGGTCATGCGCCCTCCTTTCTTGCGGCGAGCATTGCATCTGCAAAATCGTAGCAATCAGATACCTGCACATCGGTTTGAGTGATTCCTTTGATTCCGTAATGAGCGCATAGTCCCTGCAAAGCCGCCGCCGCGAAGTAGTCGCGAATGGATAATCCTCCCACAGATGTCACTTTTTCTTCTGCAATTACGTTTTCCGCAACATGCCGCTGGCATATCAGATCCGCGGTGACGCTGCCGCCGTCGTCAATTTGTTTTTGTTTTTTCATATTCAGTCGTTTTCGATTGTTGATTTTTCGTTAATGTCCTCATTCCAAACGCCGTCCGTGAAGTTCCCTGGCCTGCATGTCGGGCAGTCGTCAGCCCCGCAAAAGCCATCTTTGCAGCGGATGTAGTTGCGGACTTCCTCGCGGTAGTCGTCGTCTCGGTCATCATCCCACATAGCGGCTTGCGTAATAGGTTGCCGCGCCGATTGCCAGTGTCGTGGCAATGCGCGTGATGATTGTTTTCGTGCGGGTGTGCCGCTTCCGGTTTCTGTTTCTGTTCTGGCTGGTTGTCAGCGCGTATTGTTCGATGTATGTTTTCATGGTGTTAATGTTGGTTGTGCTGGATATTTAAAAAATGATTCGGTTACTTGGCATGGGTGATATAATTACTTGTTAGCGGGAGAAATAGCCTTTGATATGGCCTCTTGGCATAGCTTCCATGCGTGATCGGGTATGATGCCGTCATTGTTCTCAAGATTCTGCAACGCTTCCAGCAAGTCGGGCGCGGCGGCGATCAATCTGGCGTTGGCTTCGTCCGCGATCCGGCAGATTTGCGGGTATTCATCGGGCGGCGTGTGGTGCGGCCCAGTGTAGCACACATCCGCGATCATGCGCGACCCGCGTTGCCCACTTTGCCGGACATAATAGCCGTCGGATTTCCACGGCCCCGGCGTAAAAAAACCGCTAACAAATTGCTCCTGGCAATCCTGCCTAAACTTTTGTTTGTGCGGAGTTTTCGCCTCCGTAGGAACTTTATTTTTTTTCATAGTTTGGATTCGATGAATTTAGATGGAGATTTTTCGCCGCGCTTGCGTTCGATCTTTGCCCACGTGTCGCGATGCAACGTGATACTTCGAGCAATCTTGTTGCGCGCCTTTTTAATGCCAGGCTTGCGGCCTGATCCGATGCGTTTGCCGCCGCGTTGTTTTGTTTGGTTCATGATTAGCGTTTGAGAAAATTGGCAATGTCGCGCAATTCATTGACGACATGTTCCGCGCTGCCAACGTGTCCCCAATTAAGGTAGTCGCTTTCTGGTGCTGGCAAGTCGTAAAAACTATCGCGGATTTGCTGCATGACAGTTTCAAATTGTGCCGCGTGTTTGGTCATTTCGTTGTCGATTTTTCTTGCTTTGGTCATAGTTGTTGTATTGGTTGAGATTGAAATTGCGCGTTGCAGTCGCGCCCCTGTTTTGGTTATGCTGGAATGTAAAGCGCGTAGCCTCTCGTGACTTCGACAATTTGCTCAGGTGTTGCATTAGTCAAAATGCCGTCACTGTCGAGTGTTGCACAAGCTCCAAGCTCGATTAGCCATTTGCAAAAATGGCAAAGAATGTTGCTATGGATGCCTTGGAAAGATATAACTTGTGTTTTGTTTTTCATGGTTGTTGTTGGTTGGCGGCGCAAAAGTAGCGCGGATTATGAAAAAACGCAAGAACTTTTTTCAACTATTTTCATTTTCCCTTATTCTACAAGGATTCCACGGTGAAAAAATAGTTGCTTTTTTCTGAGAATATGGCATTTTTCTGTCGTTCGCAAGCTCTTACCTTGCTACGAGATTTTCCGCTGCGTGTGTCACATCAGCTAAAAAGCCGTCCGAGGTAAGAGATCGGGCGGCTTTTTCCTTTTGTAACCATTGGATCAAGTCACATAGCAAGCCATGAGTCCGATGATGCAAGTTGGATAGTGCCGCTGGTTACAATGGGGAAAAGTTTACCGCGACTTTTCTGAAATAGTATGTGACTTCTCATTTGTTTGATTCCGCCTTACAGCTACAGCCCACGGATAGAATGAGATGCGATTGAAAAATCGTTGCGATCTGGTTATGCGAACTCGTTTATGAGGAAGTAACAAGTGAGACAGTCTAAGCCTAACAATTAGGCGGATTGTCTTTCGGTTGTCGAATCTGTTTGTAGGAAGATGACAAGTGTTGATCCTGATTGGATACCATTTCGGTAGTGTCAACGATATGGTTGTAAGCATTGCGGAACCTTGAAAAATGGCAATCAACTCGCCAAGCATGACGAAACAATGCACAAAACGCCGGTAAATCGTCTTTTTTGCCGACTTGTCAATGCACCTTGCCGTTGATAATCATCAGATTAAACAACGAAAAATTGCCATCATCATGCATGTCCTGAATAGCAAATCCATGTGTCCAGTTGTTGCTGATTGCGTATTCTGGCGAGAGGTCACAAAGACAGCCGGTAGTCCAGCAGCTTGTCACTTTTTTATCGCCTGCGCTGATGATGCCGATTGCGTCGGTATAATTCGAGTGCTGATGGAAGTGGCCGCAGATTGAAGTTGTCCTAAGTCTGTCATATAACCGCTTTGCCGCGCATACCGGATTGGCAAGTCCTTTCGGCAGTTCGTGGCCGTGCAGGACTAGCAAGTTGCCGCTTTTGATGACCTGCTTGGATCTGACAACTTTGATTTTCAATTCGTCTAATTTCAACAAAGACTCCAACGAACATTCCGGCACGTCGAGCAACAACGGCGCGTTTTTCTTTAGGTATTGCTCAAGACGGTCGTCGTGGTTGCCAAACTTGAAATAGATGTCAGCCTTCGGAAATGCCGAACGAATCATGGCAAGACCTTCCCGGCACGTTTGTAATTCGTGCTGCAAGTTGCGCCGGCGTGGATCGGGCTCCCACCTTGAAACGCCGTAGTTTTCAATCGTGTCGCCGTTGAGGATGACGGTGTCGCATTCTTCTTTGTGGCCGTGCTCCAGTGCCACCATCAGCGCGGCTTCGTCGTGGAATGGAAAGTGGATGTCCGAAAGAATCAGCACTTTGCGCTTGCCGGAAATGAGAACTGGTTCTGTGATTTCTGCCGTCGATTTCGGCATGAGACTTTGCCACGGCGTCTCGCGGATGAACCTAGCTACTGGAGTTACGCTTTTTTTAACTGCACTTTTAGTCCCGACGTTACCCTGCGATCCACGTATTGCCCGAATCATTGTTCTTGCATTTTCCATTGATGGGAAGATTCCAGGATATGACTTGTGCAGTTTTTTTGCCATCATGTGATTAGAGACGTTCGGCATTCGATCCATTTCTTCCATTGCAATTTCTTTTTTTGTCATGGCGATGTTAGGTTGAGTGTTTGATTGTTGATTGCGTCCCACGCTGGGAAAAAAAGGTTTTCGATTGCGCGAACGATCGGCTCCTCGTCGTATCGTCTCATGTGTGAAATTCCTGCGATTTCTAATGCCGCGTGAATCATTTCATGACGTAGCGTAGTCATGCAGACGGATGGATCGGTGACGTTGCTGCTGATAACAATCTGCCGCTCGTCGAAGCGCATTAGTCCGTATTCGTGTATGTTCTCACGGACAATTTCAAATCTTAATCCGCCGATGAATATGTGGGTCATTGGCGGCATGTTGGATTAGGTTATGCGTTGACTGTCAAAACGTAGGGAATCACGCTCTGGTCGTAGCGATCCATGAGCATGTAAACCGTGCTGCGGAACGATTCCCACTGTGCAGGCGGTATAGTCTGACAGCCAAGCGAGCTTGTCCCGTTGATGCCTCCCTTGTGGATGTTTATGGCGATTCCGAAACTAGGCTTGCCGCTGCGTGTCACTGGCAACTCCTCGTTAGGCGTTGCTGGTCTGAATGCAGCGTAACCAAGCGGTGATGCAATCTTGTGCTTGCCTTTGCGGTATAGGTGAACGCCAGGCGACAACACGGAAACATCCGGCTTTTGTCTGTCGGAGTAGCTGGGGTCGGTGTTGGCGTTCCAGCTACCAAAGAAATCAGGAGCAATGACGAACATTGCGTCGTCGTAAATTCCACGGTCGTTCTTTCCGACCTCGCCCATCGAATCCCGGTAGTAGCCGCGGATTCCGACCAGAATGACATGATATTTTTGAACAACCCAAGTCGGCACCTTCGCCAGAATCTCATGCCGCTTTGCCTGTGGCCTGCTGGATGGAATGTTGCTCATGGTATCTGTGTAAATACTTCCTGATAAGTCGTCTCATCGCCGCTGTCAAAGTCGTCACTGTAATCTTTTTCCTCAATCATTTGTTGTCGAGGATTGTGATGATTGCAGGAATGACTTCCTTGTCCACGGTAAAGCTCGCGCCCGGAGTTGCGATGGTGCAGGACGATAGAATCAATGCTGCAAGGATGAATGCTAGGCTATGTTTTAGTTTCATGGTTTTCGTCTTCTGCTTTCTTTGTTGCGCGCTCGTGAAGTTCTTCGATGCGCTTGTCTTTCAATTCCAGCTTTTCAAAAAGGTGCTTTACGGTTTTTCCGAGGATGTAAATCGTTGTCAGAGCAAGTCCCCAGCCTGTCAGACCTGATGCAAATTTCACAAGCTCAAATTGCGGAGGAGCTTCGTTAGCGATGAAAAGCGTTGCGCCGCTGGCAAACATGGTGCAAACGGCTTTTGTTAGGCCATCGTAAAAGTCGGGCATGATTTTTCCTATGGCGGCGAGATTGTTCAATTCGTTCATAAGTTTATTGATCTTGTTCCGGCTCTGGGATCGGCACGACGGTAAAAACACTGTTTGCAAAAACAACGTCGCGCATGGTTCCGATTGCGGCCCGTGCGTCAATTCCGCATCGTTCGGCCAGGTCGTTGAGCAATGCCGCCGATGCCGCGTGGTTTTCAAACACGGCTTGCAGTTTGACTGCGCCGATTTCTGCAAACATAGCGTTCAGACGGTCATCTGTAAACGACCAGAAAACGCTGCGGGAATTGTTCAGATGTTCAATTGCCGAAACGATGTTCGCGATGACCGGACGCAAGGCTGCATTCACGGTGTCAATGTCTTGCTGAGCCTGTGTTTTTTCGGTTAGTTCGATCATAATTTTACCAAGTTGCGATTGCTGTTCTTTTCCAAGTGTTTGCGGCTGTGCAAACGTAAATATAGTTTGCATCCCAACAAATAGTCCCTGCGGTTCCAGTTGCTGCCGCGCTTGCTGGCGTTTGCGATGTGGCAATGCGGATTTGATTCCCGTTTGCTGTTATTATCCCCGCCACAAGTAGATTCGTTGCGCCTGCGTCGGTTGTGGTGCCGATTGATACGCCGCCGGACGTTGCATTAATTCTCATCCGTTCTGTCGATGCCGTTCCAAGCGTAAGCGGAACGCCGCTAGCAGAATTAACAAAAGTTGTGTTTGCAAAACTGCCAGCGGTTGTCCCCGCATATCCAAATGAACCGCGCTGCACGTTGCCGCTATCAATAAATCCAATAGAGCTATACGATGCGGTGGTAGTGCCTTGAATGCGTAAAGTATCAACTCCGCTTGTTGGCCCCGATAAAAGCAACGCCGCGCTGGATGTGCTGGCCGTGGATGCCGTAGGATTGCTAATCGTCGGCGAGGTAGTCCCGACTGGCCCACCCGTTCCGCTTGGCGTGCCTGTGAGCAATGTCGCTACTCCTGTGCCTAGTCCGCTCACTCCAGTGCTGATTGGCAAGCCTGTGCAGCTTGTGAGCGTTCCGCTGCTAGGCGTGCCGAGTGCGCCACCGTTGACAACAAATGCCCCTGCTGTGCCGACGTTGACCGCTAGTGCCGTAGTAACGCCCGTCCCTAGTCCGCTGACTCCGGTGGAGATTGGCAGTCCGGTGCAGTTCGTCAGCGTGCCGCTTGCTGGTGTGCCAAGTGCGCCGCCGCTGTAAATAAGCGTAATTGCCGAGCTTGTCCCGTTCTTAAATTGTGGCTCTCCAGACGCGTTTGAAAACCATGCGGATCGCCCAGCAACAAGCGTCGGCGTTGTGCCGTTTTTTGTCAGGAAATGCCCAGCCTCGGCTGTGCTTGGATTGCTGAAAAAATGTCCGGTCGTTGACCAGTTACCGGTTCCAGTCAGCGCAACAAATGCAGCTCCGCCGGATGCGTCACGCTTGACAATAGTGTTAACTGTTGCCGCGCTTGTTGCGTCTGAAATATCCGCGCTGGCAATGGCCCCAGTTGTTGACGCGCAAAGGGCAAGGTTGCCTGATGCGTTGGGAAAGTTGATGAAACGATCTTCGGTCGGCGAAAACTGCAAATACGTGTTGAAAGCCGTGAATTGCTCAAAACTGATTTCGCTGTTGAGTCTGATCGAAAACACCCCGGGGGTAAAATCAATTGATTGCCCGGTGATGGTAGAATTGATTTGATTGGAAGTCAAAGAATTAAAAGCGGCGTCGCCGCTCGCGTCACGACGGACAACCGTGTTAGCCGTTGCCGAGCTTGTAGGTGTTTCCCATGCCGTCGCGTAGTTTGTCGCGCTGGTCTTTTTAAGGATGTCGTTTGCGGATCCACCTACTGCTACTCCGGCTCCGGTTGCGCCTGTTATGCCCCTTGCGCCTGTTGGCTGGATTGTCAGCACTCTGACGGCCTCGGATTCGCTTCCTAGATATCTGACCTCGCCTTGTGCGGTAACGACTAAAATCCTGCTGCTCATTATGGTTCGCGGGTGACTGTTCCGGTTACGATTGCTTTTCCTTCAAGAAGTTGAGTCTTGCCTCCGCCGCTATCAATTTCAAGCAAATCCCAATAATACGTTGCCGGCGCAATTCCGATATTTGCGGCTGCCAAACTCTCCAAGGTGATGACGCCAGACCCTATGGCCGAAACGTCCACCGTCAAGCTGAGCGTAATAGTCGCGGCGTTTTTTGCAGTGCGAATCTGCGCGTGGTATTCCGTGCCGGTGAATGGCATTATCGTTCCCGCTCCGCGGCAATAATCTGAATACTGAGTTATCGCCAATGAGAAATCTCGGTCATTATCGATGAAAATGTTCAGGATGTTTCCCATGTCTAATAGTTGTCGGTGTCAAATAGCGCAAATGCTTGTTCGATCCGGTTGATGTTTTTAGCAATCGGCAGCGTCGCGGCAAGTCCGCGCTCCTGTCCTATTTGCCATTGAGTGACAAGCTCTTCTCTAGTCGTCAATCCGCCGCTGTAGTGCAATGCCATCAGGTTCAGGTAACTTTCAGCGCACCGGCATTTTGCAAGTGATTCTGCGGCAATCCTTGCGCGAATAATTTGACTCCTTTTTGCGCTCCAGCATCCACCCCACACTTGCACTTTGTGATGATCAATCTTCATTGCGCGCCCGTTGTCTGTTGTCTGAAACCACGAGCTTGCTTCATGAGATAACCAAACGTCACAATCGATTCTCATGATCAATTCGTCGCCAGTTGAATTGGCAATCAAGCCATCGAGAATTCCAATCGCGCAATCATTCCCTGTCATTCTGCGCTCAGGAGTTGCGTAATTTGCATGCACAACATCGTTTGGCAATGTCTCCCACTGACTAGGGTCAATCATGATTTTCGCAGTCCATCCAAGATTTATCATCCTCGCCCGGCATGCGTTCGCAATCGGGAAATCCTGCTCAGTTGATAGAATAATTGCTGTCATGCTCATGAACAATGCACTAGGTTGTTTTCTTCCAGCGTTTCTGCCATCGATCTTGCTGACTCTGTTTCTCCGACGCTCACAAGCATGCCGCTGACAAATGACGCGCGCAATAAGATCGGTGCGGTTTCATTCGTTTCTGGATAAACCGGGCAGTCCCGAATCACAAGGTCAGCGGTCAATCCTGTCTGGTGATAAATGTGTGATCCAGCCAAAAATGGGACAAGCCTAACGCTTCCTTCATATGCTTCAAGCTCGGCCAGTTTGTAAAAATACGATCCGGCTTGCGGCGTTGGCCCCGGTATGTAATTTGTTGACATTTTTTCCTTGTCATCAATCACAAGCGTTATGTCTGCGCCAGGTTTAATCGCGCCGTAATCATCCTCAAGAATGTTTACGAAAATCGCTTCTCCAGTTTGTATTGTGAATTTTTCGGGGTTTCCTGATATGTCGAATTGATTGTCACATACGTGGAAAAACAAAGCATCCTCGGCAAGTCCGGCAGCCATTTGACGTTCGCAAATTTTACCAGCTGACACAACAACGTAGTAACTACCAGTTCCTGGTGTCAATCCAAGCGTCACTTCAAATGGCTTCGGAATGTTGATTGCTTGATTGCCGGTCAAAACTGGCTGTCGATCACGTAGGCGTTGCAATGCGCCACGAATTGAGTTCGCCCACCTTGCTGTTATCTGATCGCCTACTTTCACGAGCTCTGGCAATTTAATGTCTGTGTCTCCGTTTCTGATTTTCATTTTGTTTTAATCGTAAAGGAAATCATCATGTCCACCTTCATCACTGAGTGACCATTCTAGCGTGGTGCGGTAAAGCTCGCCAGATTGCGATTGTGTTGCGCTTGTCAGCATCCAGTCTCTGTCTCCATTAGGCTCAGGAGGATTTCCCCGTGGAGTTGAAATTTGCCCGAGATTGTTGATTTGTGCTGGAGTTAATTGATCTTTTCCTTCAGTTGTTTCAGTCCATGTATAGGTAGATTTTTGATACGTTGTTTGACCTTGTTGAATCCTGATTGCAAATTCAATGCCATCGGCACTGTTCAACTGATCGATATATCCGACTTTTGCATTTGCCTCGTTGTTCAAATACAAAATGCCATCAGCTATATCATAGTTGAGCAAGCCGGAAATAAGCATGCCAAGTAATCTCTTGTCACCATCGATAAGTGCTTTCCATTTTCGATGTTGGTTGAAATCGGCGTTTGTGAGTTGTCCGGTAAGCTGATATGTCGGTGCAACTCCAGGAGCTAATTCTTCATTTTCAAATTGTGAAGTCCCTCCAGTTGCGTTCACGTTGAAAGTGATCAAGTCTCCCTCTGATCTGACAAAAGTTACTGTGTCGATTGTGAGGAATTCATCGAAAGGAGAAGGGACGTTTGGATCTACCAATGAAAGCAAATTACCCCTTGCAAAGTTGGCTGACAAATCAGCAAAATCAGACGCCTTAATTACAATTTCATGCGTTGCGGTCCATGCGCCATTTTCTGAGCGAACGATTGAAAGCCCCGGCTGTGCTTTCATCTCGTTAAAATCAAATCCTAGGATTGTTGCTGCCATGTAATTTTCTTAGTTGGTGAATTTTGCGCCGGTTGGCTGTCGGCTCCATGCTTCAAGGATGCCCTTTTTGACCGCATCACTCATGGTGGAGTCGATTCCTGTTTTGATGCCACGCATGATTTGCCCCTCGATGTTTACTTTTTCAAGTGCGCCGGTGACGCTTGGTTTTACCATTGCGCTGTCCATTTGCTCGCGAAATGTCGTTCCGCTGGATGTGAAATCGCGGATTGCTGCGCCGACTTTTTTGGCTGACTCTGGTGCTACGACCGATAATGGGCTTAAATTTTCCGCAAAATAAGCATACCCTTTTCCAAGAAAGGTTCCTAAATTGTCGAGCCCGGCTATGATCGATGCCTGCAATCCGGCGACAATTAGTTCGCCAGTTGCCGTTCCAAGTGCCGCGAATTTATCACTGTTCCCGGCCATTGAATCAGTGATTGCCGCTCCGATAAATTCTCCTGATTGCGTGAATTTCTCGGTGAGTTGCGGGAGAAAGGTGTTTGTCGCATCCAGCGCAACTTTCAATCCGTCGTTAAAGCCCGTTCCGAATGCGACTTGCAATTGAGTTACAGCCGCTACTGTCTGATTGATTTTCGCGTTGGTGGTGGTGCTTCCTTTTTCAATCGCTTTATAGAATCTCCCGCCTACGCTGGTTGCAACTTTTAATGCTTGCGCGACAACGCCAATGGTTATCTTGCCGGATTCCATGTCCTTGAACAAATCAGAGTATGACCTGCCCGTTTTTTCTGCAATAATTTGCAGCGGGTTAAATCCACTTTCAGCAAGTTGGTTCAGCTCTTGCCCCATTAGCTTTCCTTTTGCTGCAATTTGAGCAAACGCCACGGACAATCTGCCGAATCTCTCACTGTTTCCAAGGGAAATATCGCCAATCATTTGCAGCAATGGCGTAACATCTTTAATTGCAACGCCGAATCCAAGCAGGAGCTTTGCGCCCTCTGCGTAGTCTTGCAAATTCAGCGGCGATTTCTTTTCTTCTTCCCTAAACGTCTTGATAAGGTGTTTAGCGATTTTTACGCTTCCAGTCAAAACCTCAAATTGCAATGTCAAATCCTCTACGGAAGCTGCGGCATTTGAGCTAGAGACGACAAGCGCACCGAGTCCAGCAGCACCAGCAGCGCCCATTGCGGTCAATCCAGCAACTCCAGTTGCCGTTGCGCTGCCAAGCTCTCCGATGCGCCCCTTTGCAAGTCGTAGCGTCTTCTCCAAGTGCGATGCGTTTCCGCGTATATCTACTGTAAAAGCCATGTGATTCCCTCTGTTATGTCGTCGGTGTCAATTTGTTCTTGTTGCTCTGCAATTCTTTCGGATAGCGGTTTTTCAAAGTAGTCCGTGGCGATGATTTTCCGATAGCATTTGACTCCCTTTCGATAAAGCAACGCATGAAACAATCTCGCCTCTTCGTCAATTGGTAGCGCGTTGATTTGCTCTGTTGTCCACCCATATTCTGCCGCGAATAAGTCGATCAAGAAATCTCTGTCGTATGGTGGATCTCCTCGGTCAGTTTCTTTCCCTCACCGCCTGTCTCGATCTGTGCCGCCTCCCATCGGTTGACAACTGATTGCACATATTCGCCAATCTCGTTTTCCTCTTCTTCACTGAGCAGCAATCCGACGTTCGCCATTGCGTCAAAGAAATCGTCATCGGAGCGCATGGCTTTTTTGACTTCGATGTTATCGCTCATGGCAAGTGCCGCGTAACCGTAAATTAAGATCGTGCTGTGAGATTTTCCGCGCCGTTTTTCGTCGGGTAGAAATTCACAAAGCCTGGACCATACGAAATGCGTTAGTGGTCGCAATTCTTTTCCTTGGATTGTTGGTGTATTGTTCATTTTCTGTAGAGTAGTTTTTCAAGCGTGAGAATTGTTTTCTGGTCGTCATCTTTTCCGACATAAGCGGTTCGGTTTTTATGCTTAACTGCCGTGTGTGTTACTGACTTGATGTCGGATAAAAGCTGTTTCCAGTTCAGCAATGCGGCTTTGATGTAAGACAAATCAGCGTGGGGTAATTTCAAATGAATCTCATTGTCCATCCACAAATCGAGATCCACCGCCGCCGCTCTGTCAAAGTGCCACCACGTCGAGCCTCCGTATTCCGACGATCCAAGGCACGGGTGATCCAGACCGACCATAGTCGCTGCAATCGCTGTGCCGGCGGTTTTAATGGTGTCTGCATTAATGCATTCTTCAACATAACGCATCCCGCCTTTGCTTTGTTCTGCCATCGAAAACATGGCCGTAAATGCTCGCTTGATTCGCGCTAGGGTATGCGTTGAATTCTTGGCAATCCATTCATCATCGTGCCATGCCTTAGCCACGATTTGCGCTGTGTTGCCAGTTGGCGATGCTCCAGCAAATTGCCAAATAATACGGCGCGTTTTGATTCCATCGCCAACAACGACCTGCATAGGGGCCGCCTGGTGCAATGGAATATCTATTGCAATAATAGTTGCCGCAAGTTGCGGATTGCTGATTTCCGATGTGACGTGCGCTATTGCAGCACCACGAATGGAGCTTAAAGGTGTATTCATTTCGTTGTTGGTAATTAAGCTGTCAGAGTCGGCGAGTATTCGGCTTCAAATGATACTTTGCGGTAATCTTCATTCGACTGACCAGATTTGACGCCCATAATGATGGTTAAGCCTGCGCTAATTGATCCAATAAGATGATCTGTCGGCACTGTGATCAAAGTAACCACTGCGGAGATCGTGCCAGCAAAAGGTGAACTAGCTGGGATGCTGCCTCCAATGGAAATTTTGCATGTCTCATCGAAAAAGGTGATCCCGGTTCTGTCTCCGCTGATGTTTTTGACCATCTTGTTTTCGCTCTGGTAATCCCAGTCAACTGAATCAGTGATGATTCCAGTCTGTTGAGCTGGAATGCCAAAAACGCCATTTGTCGCACCTAATTGAGTCGCCATGATATTATTGCCACGGTGTCAAATTTTAGGTTGTCTGAAAAACTATGTCGCAATCGAATGAGCATTCCAGGCTGTCATTTTCCCATTGCGGTATGCCGCCATTATTGGCAAAATAATCAATGAAAATTCCGTTTAGTTCGGCATTCATTAAGGTTTTGAAATTAGCAGCAAGAATTGTTTCCAGCTCGTTTGTGATGTCGTTGATTTGATCGACCGTCAACGTATCGCCGCTGTGCGCCCGTAGCTTAATTTCTACCGTTCCGCGGTATGCTTTTGTTAAAGTAAATGAAATGCGCTCACTGGTCATTGTGACGCCAATAAATGGCAATTCAATTTCTTCAAATTGCTGCGCGTCCACGGTTGGAATTGCTGAGATTTGTGAATTTAGTATATTCACAATTGCCGTTTTGATTGTTTGCGTTGTCATTGTAGTTTTTTCAATCTTGCTTTGATTATTGAGATTGTCCGCTTGTATCCATCGGCAATTGCACCTTGCACGGCTTGCCCATTAGTTCCGGATTTGCTGTATGCGTAATCAACTTTGTTCGTCAGGTGAATTGTCGAATTGAGTCCGCCTTTTCGGATAAATGCCGATGACCCTTTGTTGGAGTTTACATGCCGCCGAATCCACGGCGCAATTCCTTTTATGCGCCTAGAAATTCCCTTTGCGGTTTTAAGCAATGGCGAATCAATGCTCTCACCCGCCGCGATCCATCCAGCTTTTGCTATGCCGGCGTTTGCCTGTTTTTTCTTGGCTTCAGTTAAAACTTCCGGCCTGACAAATGGTTTCCTTTTTGGCTGTATTTTGTCAGGAGCGCGCACGGTCACTGCCCCATTTTTGTTTCTGTATCGTGCATGCACATCACTGACCTCGCCTGGCGCGCCTTTGTAAGTAGCGTATCGTGCCGCCTTGCTGACTTGCTTGAGGATGTTAAGCTCAAATTTGTCGCCTTGTTTTTTGCTCAGTCCCCAAGGCTGCACTTTTCTTGCCAGCTCTTTTGCGACCGATTGGCCAATGATCGCCACGGTTTCAGCAACAGCAATTCCTGACCTAGAAGCGAACTTTCTCAATTCTGATTCCAGCTTTCTACGTTGCGCGGGTGATATTCTGACCTCAATCATTTTTCGTTCGGATCAGTCAGTGTAAAATTGATTCCAACAGTCCCGACGTCAACGCTTGAGACGCGATACGACAAACCGTCAACTGTGCATCGTTTATTGAGCATCAGAAGCGGAGTGATGACGTTTGCTGGCTGCGCCGTGACCGTTCCCCTTATTTGCGGTTCAAGGCCGCCAAATTCGCCATCAACGCTCTTGCTGAAAAGATTGTTCACGACGTCAAAAGTCTGACCATTGCAGACCATGGAAACTACGCCCATTGTTGCATCGCACTCATCATTGTGCGACAACATGAAATCATCAAGAAGGCTCATGCCTTTTGCGTGGTGTCAACAAAAAGCCCCGCACCGTTTCCAGTGCGAGGCCAGTATGACACAAGCAAGAATTAGCCCAACAAAATTGCAGCGTGGGCAGGTTTTGCGGCGACCCAGCCCCAGAGAGCGTGGATACGATACAGAACCATGCCGTCACCAGGGTAAACGCGAAGGTCAAAACTGATACCGGTTCGCGGGTCGGTGATGATCTCGTTGTCGATTGCCAGGTCACCTTGTGCGGGGAACATTGGCAGGCGAGTAGCAAGAATCAAAGCGTCCGAGCTGAATGCAATGTTGCGCGCGCTCGTGGCATTTACGGTCACTGCGGCATTGTCAGCGACTGCGGCGACAAGTCCAGGAGTGTTGATGACAACTACGTTAGAAGCAAGCGCGGTTGCGACAACGTATTTGTTTGATCCAATTGTGATGATGTCGCCAGCAAGGATGGTGCCGGTGCCGGTGTCAAGCGTTAGCGATGTAGATCCGATGGCGTATCCTGAAGCATTGTTGATCAGGTAGCCTGAGCCAGTTCCGGCTGTAGCATCATTGATCTGCGCCGATTCACGAACGCTGAATCCTTGCAGGTTCAGAAGTTCACCATCGCGCAGGGTCATGGTATTGCCTGCTTCGTTGGCTTTGGTCAATTGACCAAGCGTGCGAAGTGCAGCTCCGGCGCTTGTGTTGACCACAAGTGAGCGGCTCGATGTAGGAGCGCCGTTGTCATCAAGAATCTTGCGCACTTGCGCGGAGTCTCCGAGGTTTGATGCGAATGGAGTCGTGGCAGAGGTTCCATATGCACGGGACGCGCCGAGAGCCAAAGCATCGCAAACATCGTTCTCCATCTCGTTGACCAGAGCGCGGAACGCTTGTGCAATTTGATTTTGCTCGATGGTCAAAAAGCCTGGGCCTTGATCCATTGCGTAAATTTCTTCACCAGTCCAAGAAAAGCCAGCATATTTGTTTTTGCTGAGAGTCAAAGCGGCATTGCCAACAGTTTGATCAATCGCACTAGGAATGGCCATTGAGGGCGTATAGGTCGAAGTTGTGTTGGTTGGAGCTTGCGGAATGCGCAGCGTTTGGTTCGATGCAATCCGATCAGCCTTAGCGTCACGAGTTACGCCGGGCAATGCGCCGACAAGTTCGCGGGAAACTACGTCGAGAGCGGCGTAGACATTAGGAATCAGGTTTGTAAGGGTGTTAGCCATGATGTTTAGTTTTCAGTTGAAGTACCGCCATTAGCGCGGAAAAGTTGTTGTTGTTCGGGTGTTAGTTTTAGAAGTTCTGCAATCGGCATGATTAGAATTTGATCTAGTGTTTTTTGCACGTTTTCAGATTCATCATCAGGTTCGAGTTGTTGAGTTTTTTTTGGTCTTGCCATAAAAGAGTTAAACAATTTTGCCGCCGTTTTTGCAGAAATCGGATTTCTGCTTTGCGTTGAGCTGGTTAAATTCTGCGCGGGTTTTGGTGTTGGTTGATTCTGATTCGTTTGGATCAACTGCGAGCGGAGCAAGTCCGGCTTGTGCGGCAATCTCAAGCGCCTTGATATTCGCGCACTCTTGCGCTGCGGTGACAGCGCTTTCAAGTTCTGTGATCTTTTCTTTCGATGCTGTCAGCTCACTTGTTGCCGTGTCGCGCTCTGCGGAAAGTTCAGTGATCTTGCTTTCAAATTCTGCAACTATGCTTTTGGCTTCCGTCAATTCACTGATTGCAGTTGCTAAGTAGTTTTGCGATTCAACAAGTTGCGCTGAAATTTCAGTAACTTGATTTTCGGTTTCGGCAAGAATCGCTTCCAAGCCTGTAACCTTTTCAACAAGTGCTGCGTCCGGTCTGAATTTGTCGAGAATGCTCATCACATTTCTTTTCGTGTCAAAAATTTCATCCGCAAATCCCATCTCGACCGCTTGTTTTGCGCTCATCCATGTCTCTTTTTTCATGAGCGCGCGGATCTCATCTTTTGGCATTTTTGTTTTTTCTGTGTAAATCTCCGCCAGTTCGTCGCTGATGCTTTCGAGTAACTCCGCGTATCGCGCCAGCGTTTCAGCGTCGCCATGCGCCGCGCCGCTTGCTTCATGAATCATGATTTTTCCATTGCTGGCAATTTCCACTTTGTCCGCGCCCATAGCAATGACGCTGCCCATTGAAGCCGCCAGCGTGTTGATGCGCGCCGTTACGTAAACGCCGCGTTCACGTAGTGATTTTAGCTCGTTGTAAATCCTGCCGCCTTCAAAGACGCTGCCGCCGCCGGTGTGGATTTCAATTTCTAGGGTATCAACTGCGTTGTCAGCACAAGCGACAATCTCGCCAAATGCGTAGTGGTTTTCTACGGCTTTCATGCCGTAAACTTTCGAGATTTCCTCAATCACTTTGTCCACGCTGAACTTGTCCACGTGGTCGTTTAGCTTCACCTTTGCCGCTTTGTTTTCAATTGTGATCATGTTTTCGAGTTGTTTTGATTGTTGATCTGCCCATGCCTTGCCGGGATCGCCGCCCCATAACGCCCACGCGATTCGCCCGGCTGATGGATAGCCTTTTTCACCTTGTCGGAATCCTTGCGCCTCTTTGTCAACTTCATGCCTTGCAAAGTAGCTTACCATGCGCCGGATTGTGTCCGGTGATAGATTCGCTCGGTTGCTAATATCACGCGCCCTAGCAACTCCAACAGCAGTCCCCCCTCGGTTGTATTCTGCACGCCAAGCCA